AACCAAGCATGGTTGCCATTTTGCTCGTACCTTGCAGAAACGCCATTAATTATATATTTCCAACCACTATTAAATGTAGCATTAGAATTAAAATAAATAATTGGTTCAGATGCATTGCCCATCAATACCGCATTACCATTTTGCAAGTTTCTATAATTACCTGATGTCGCACTTGGTGTAACGTTTACGCCTACATTCCCCGTCACCTTCATTGTACCCGTCACCTGAAGGCGTTCGCCTGTGTTCGTTGTACTGCCGAGTAATAAGTTACCCGTATTGTGCAGGGTCATGTGGGCAGTGGAAGATGCTCCTGCGGTAAGAATTATATTTCCTGATGCGTAATCATTTAAAATAGAAATATTTCCAAAAGTGTTATAAAACCCTAAATCATTGGCTGAAATTGATTTATAAGTGGTATAAGAGCCACCTGTTTTAAATAATGAACCACTATGACCAAGATTGTTTTCAGTATAAAATCCGCATTGAGTTACACCCGATGCAGATGATGTATTTTTTACAGAAACACCAACAAGACTTGTGGAGTATACTATATTTTGAGTAGCTACATTTGTTGGTAATGTACTTCCAAAATTAAGCCTTGAGTTAGTCGCATCCCAAAACAAATTATTACTACCACTCTGCGCACTCGTTCCTGTCCAATAAGCCACTTGCCCACTCGCACCGCTGCCCGAAATACCTGCTGAAATAGTCCATGAGCGATTTGCCGACAAATCGTAAGTCACCCCGTTAATTGTCAATGTGGTCGCAGCATTAGCAGGGGTATAGCCTAATGCCGTTGCGATGGATTTATTTTCCCAAAGTGAATTGGTACTATTGTAAAATAAGCCATCATTGTTTGATGGTGTCTGTGCAGCCACGTCATGCAGCTCATCCATCTCGTAGCCGTTCTGTATACGAACCTCAATACGCCCTTGGTTAACGTGCTGCCTTGTTACTACACCAATATAAACAAGATGATTCGGAGCGTATTGCTTGGTACTTGTATATTCACCTGCCGTTGTTGCACTTAAATACAACTGCACACCTTCAGCAAATGCCGAAGTGTTTAACCCATCCAAATCACCAAAGGCTACTAAATACCCGTTTGAATTATTCGGTATATCCGCTTGAATCAATCCAAATGTCTGCGCAGATGTCGCATCACCAGTTGCTAATGCCTTCGCCACAGTTGGCTTATTGCCACTCGCACCATTAATATAAACAACAGTTCCTTTTGTTAATGTCGCACCCGTAACATTCCTTACCTCACGCACAAGAGTACCTGCTTGTCCTGTAATCGGAAACGCAACCAAAGACCCATCACCTGCTATGTATTGTGTAGTGTCTCCCGTTGCCGTTACCGCAAGTGTTCCCGAACTCGTTATAGGCGAACCAGCGACACTAAATGCACTTGGCATAGTAAGTCCTACCGATTGCACTGTACCGCTTGGAATCGCAGGAAACGTAGCCAAAGTGCCATCACCTCTTAGATATTGTGCAGTCGTTCCTGTTGGATCATCGAATTTGGCGTTAAGAGCGTTTTGCAAATCTGTCTGATTGCTCAACGTTCCCGTTATAGAACCCCATGTACCACCACCGCCACTTCCACCACTATATGAAACATTTATATAAACAGGCGAAACATCCTGCGTTACATAAATATCCGTTACATTATATGTTACTTTGATTGTCATTAGCTTGTTATTTGGTCTTCAATGATTACAAAACCAGTCATATAAGTATAAACCCCCGTTCCCGTAGTCACTTGTAAATCATAGGCATATTCACCAACTGCATAGGTAGCAGTAGTTACCGCACTAAGTGTCACAATCCGCTGATTAGTTGTTGCACCTTGTACAAATATCGCATTATCCCAAGTCCATTGGGTAACTCCTGCGGAGTTCTTAGCCATGAGTTTAAAAGTCCATGTACTCACGTTGATAGGTGTTGTTTCGCAGGGTTCTTCATAAAATGACAAATCCATGCTCCACGTGTCACCCTTTCGAATTGTTTTTAAATTATGTTCTGACATATTCTATAATGTTATATAAGCTGCAACCACCGAAGTACCATTCAAAGCAGTTCCAAGTGTTATTACTGGTCCTGCGCTTACCGAATAGTTATAATACCATTTACCACCATAACCAACCGCTACAAGTTTGTGTGTTGATGTTGAACGACCCGTAATCGTTCCCGATGCCACAGTATATGTATCAACCACAGTCAATTCCGTAAATCCTCCAGTTACTTGCAAAGAATAGTTATATTGAGCAAAATTGTTCACCGTGGAATCATAAGAAACTTCAGTCACATAGCATTGAAACTGGTAAACCCGATAATTATTCTGCGGATCAATGATATCAAGATAGGCAGTATATTTTGTGTCAACAGTCGTTAATAAGTCTTCAAAGAAATCAATCCCGTGTTGCGTAGTTCCGACAATCTTCACAAGTCCTGACCCCGTTATAGTTGATGCTCTCTTCCCAGGTATGAACTGCCTATGTGTGTTATTAGTCTTTGGAGCGAGTTCAAGCATATCACGCTGAATGGTCATAGATGCGTCTTTAGCACACGCCAACGGGTAGATATTACTCCCTATTGTGTACGCTATGACTAAACCTTCTGCCTTTACTGGATCTGCCATTATTGATATAAATAATTATCTGTGTAAGTGTCAAAAGTATAAGCCGTTCCTGGTGTGTTAATCTTCATATCTCCGCCTCCAATTGTCACAGATGAATGACCAGTTATGACTACAGTGAAAGTATTATTTGTTGCAATAGTCTGCGTACCAACGGACAAGTCAAAAGTAAATGGCTGATTTGCCACGTAAACAGGATAAGTTATAGTCCGTATTGCAGTACCACTTTTTCGCAATTCAAAGGTAACATTTTTCGGATATGTACTACACGAAACATTGCCAAAAATACCAACCGTGACGGGTGTCGTTATGGTTGTCAACGCATCATACCTTGCCGTATTACTTGATTGAATGCTGAAACCACCAGAGGTGACCAATGTCAAAGGAGCAGTCAGTGTGGCAGTTGTATATGTACCAAGTGTGAAATCAGCCTCAAATGTCTGCGTAGTTGGTAGGTCTTTGGTCTGATCCCATACTTCAACAAGCGTTCCTGACCATGTATTATTTACTAAATCAATCTCACTAATATTCGCAGGGTAATAAACTTTGTTTACATCATCATCCATGAACCGATAAGTATTTTTAAATGACATCATTTCAAACCCGCTGCCAGTATCCCATGATATGCCGTAGAGATTAACATCAATCTTGTTACGATTGAATCGGTTATGTTCCCATTGAGCGGTAGCATTTTGCCTACGGAATCCGTATGATTCACCTGCAAAACGATATCTGTACCAATCGGCATCTGTCAAAGTTGTTTGGTCACTTTGAAATATTGCACCTTTATGCAATGCTGAAAAATGGTCATCAAGATAAATTTCTTCTTTATATGAATTATTTATCGTTGTTGATTTTTTAAAATATGAGTTTATACCTAATATTTTACGAATATCCTGCCCAGATTCAAAGGATGAAAGATATTCAAACTCCATATTTTTATAATAAACAATATTGGCAGTAGAATACGTTTGTGCGCCTAAGTAAACTGTAACATTCCCTGCAACTGGTAATATATTTGACTCAACTTGTATAGTATTCCATGTAGTTTCATCCACATTTGATGATGCTGAAATATCTAAACTTATATAAGTTGCAGTTGCAGCATTAAGAGACAATGCAAGTATCCACTCACCTTCTTGATTTAGACAATAATAAAAAGAACCAGATTGTAAAATTACCCATGCTACTGGAACACTATCAGGTGTTATTGCGTTTGCCCATTTTACATCAGTAGTAAATTTAATAATCCCCAAAGATGGAACTGCTACTGATTGTGATTTAGCAAATTGATAATCATTTGCAGGTGTTGCTAAATCTAAGAAAATATATCTCTCAAGCAAACCACCGCCTAAAGATGCATTATAAATCTCCCTTGCTGCGAATGTTCCTGTTCCTGCCGTTGTAGAATCAAGTCCACCTCTTAAAAATGTCCAAGAATCTACATTGTATGTTTTTGTTGTTGCACTTGATGATGTCAATGCTCCCCTTGCAAATGTTTCATTTTGTAGCATTTCATCAAACCCATTATAATAAAAATCAACCTCATCGAACTTTGTTGCCCTATTTAGGCTTCGCAGCATTTCAGGCATAATAGGCTGCATCTCCCTTCCTACACCTATTTCTATGTCATACCTTGTAAGTATCTCAAATTGATTAACACTTGTGACATTTGCAACCCTTAGATTATTATTATATGAAGTATATAATTCTTCAGGTCTAAATAACCACATTTGACCATCAAAGAAAATAGATTGACCAAATGCAGCACATATTTTTTCTATTACAGTATAGCAGTCATCATAAACAGTAGCTTCTTGCTGAAATGTTTTCGCATCAATATAGCATTGATTGAGTGGGTGACGACCTGCAGTATCCACCATACTATCGTGAAACAGATTATTAAGAACATAATAATCAGCCGTAACACCACTTGTGAGAGTTGATAAAGCATTTTCTATAAATTGTAGTGGTGTATATTTCCCGATTGGCTCTGCTCCTGCTACTGCAAATGGAATTGTTTTTAATAACCCAAACCCCTCCGCTGCACGTACGATAAGGTAATGATTACCATCATCCCATACCTCCTCTATATCATCCTGCAAAATATAGCCATACCATGTGCTATTTGAATAATAACCATTATAATGAACAATAGCTTGAATATCCGTGTCATTATTTGCAATGAAAGTGTCAATTGTTACACCATTTACATTTGTCATTATCTGTAACTCACATAGGAACGCTCTTATCGGCTTGAAGATATCTTCCTCAGTATTATACTCACGGAATACCACAGGTCGAACACCTGCCTCTAATTGAACCACAGAACCAGTAGCACCTTCCACTCTAAAGTCAACAGTGACATCTTTATTATCCACTGTCTTAAATGCCATTTGATATTTTAGTGCTTTAGCCAACTCTGTTAATTTGTGCGTTTGTTCTATTCAATGATCCAACTAAATCCTGTCCTCTCAAAACTACGTTAACTGCTCCACTCATAGCCATTCCTCCACCCGTTACACCTCCGAAATTGGGATTAACAACTCCTGCTAATGAACCTTGGAAGGCAAGTGAAGTGTTTACACTATTAATTGCGTTTTGTAATCCATTGGCTATACCTGCAAAATCGAAAGCGTTTTTAAATGTATTGGCTTCGAATTTAAATCCGAATGCAGAACCAATACCTTTTAAGACTTGTTTAAACCCATTGGCTGCACCTCCTGCACCTGCGGAGAACCCACCTGAAAGTAAAACACCTATAATCTGTATTATACCCGTTGCAATGATTTTAGCAACTAATTGTTTTAATGCACTTGTAATGGCTTTGCCAAATTCCTGCATTGAGTTCTTAGCACCTGAGATAAGGTTATTAAATAACTCATTTATTGGACTAAAGAAAGTATCAGTAATAAGTTGTGTAGTTGCTTGTAAATTAGCTGCCTCTTTGAGTTTCTGAAATTCAGCTTGTGCAAGTTTTATATTTTGCAATAAAGCCAATGGATTTACCGCAGGGAATTGCAAAGGTACTTGTATTACTCCTGCCGTTCTTTCTACTTCCTTTTGAGTTTCTTTAATACGTTTTTTAAGTATCTCAGAAGTATCAATATTACCTCTACGTTGAAAATCAACTTCAAGTTGAGCCGTTACTCTTATTGTTCTTTCTTGTCTTAATTTTTCGAGAGCCTTTTCATCAGCTTTACTTTTCTTGGCGATTGCAATAGCCTCTCTCTCTAATTGCTTTGTTCTTCTTTCGCCCTCTAATTTAGCCTCATTAGTTTTACGTGTACTTTCTGCTAATGTATCATTCTGCTCTTTAAAAATACCATTTATTTGTGCAACACGAGGGGTTATCTTATCAAGCTGACCAAGAAACTCATTTTCAACAACAGTTAATTTACTTATTTCCTTTTGTGCAGATTTTAACGCAGAATTGGCTGCTGCAATTGCAGTAGCTGACCCTTGAATGGCTTGTGGTGCTTGACTAGATGCTTTTGATACTGCATTATATTCAGCCGTAAAATTTGCTAAATCTTTTGTTGCCTTTGTTTCCTTATTCCTTGCAAGTGCTAAAGCCTCTGCATTAGTTGATGCAGCAGATTTTATTCCTGCCTCTTGAATTTGTAATTTTACTAATTCAGCACGTAATAAAACGTTTTGTGAAATTAGTCTGTTTGATTCATCAGTACCTAAGTTCTCTTCACTTATACCAGAAACGACATCAGGTGAAATTCTTTTAAGTTCTTCGTAATAAGCAATCTGATCTTTACGAGCAGTCTTACCATCAAGTAAGGATTGAGTTAATATTTTAACTTTAGCATCCTCAACAACCGATGCTCCTGCTGCCTTTGTTGACTCCTTTACAAATTGTAGTTGTGCCTCAACAAGTGCTGCGTTTTCTGCCGTTAATACCTTTATTGCATTGCCTAATGAACCATATTTCTGTATTACACCAGTAACTACGGAAACAACTGCACCAAACGCAAACGCTGCTCCTGCTGGCCCTATTAATGCACCTGATAAACCCTTTAATGCTCCACCTACACCTCCACTTGTTTTACTTAAAGCAGAAAATTGATCAATAAGAATAGGTAAGTTATTCTGAATCGCAATAAACCCAAATGGTAAATCCCTTACAACACCTGACAACCCCGTTAGGGTGTTTTGTGCTTTCTGAGCAGCAGGTGGGATGTCTTTTAACCCAGGTTTTAAGTCAGGTATACCAACAGAACGAAGGTTTTTTAGTGATTGCTCAAGGTCTTTAATATACTGATTCCCTTTTACAAGGTCATCACCTAAAGCACCTTTAATAGCCTTCCGTGCTGAGTCAAGTTCCTTCTCAACCTCGGTGATAGACTTGGTAAATGAACTTACATCCGCACCAAGCCGAAATATAAAATCTTCATTCATTTAACCAATCTTTTAAATATTTCCCGATAGTCTTCATCGGACATCCCTTTCACTTCATCCCCTGGCAATTCCCAAAGTGCTTCTGGTGATTTAGGCGAAGACTTAGGATCACCATGCAGACGAACCATTGTAAACATTAATAGCCTCGTCTGTCGGTAATCATCAACCTTCTTATCCTGATGCCCTTTGAGCATTAGTGAAAAATGCCGTGGAGACATCTTATAAAACTCATTGGGCAGTAGCATCATTTCACCGAAGGCGTAGGCTTCGATTTCTTCAAAGGTGAAGTCTTTTTTTTTGCTTCAGGCTCATTCACTTGCTTGATGAACTCATTCTTTGTCCATATCTCCAATGCGTTTCTAATCTCAATCATTGCCTCTTCATTACGCAAATTGGATTCGATATAGTCCACGAAATCGGAGAAAGTAAGTTCAGGTTCTACATCCTTAACAATGCAGTTATTCCAATATCCTGAATAAAGTATATGTGCTATTCCGATTTCGTTAAGTTCATCACCTTTGTGTGTCTTGCCTTCGACAAGTTTACCATCACCTAAGTAACGAAATGATGCCATGCCGAATTTAATACCAGTCTTAGTGCCGTTTATAGTTATAGTGCAGTAGTTCATTTTATGGAGTTACATCAAGAGTTCCTGAAGATTGGATAGTTCCGCTAAAGTTAATGAATTCGGTGGTAGACTGATTCAATGTGAGGTCAGTAATATAACCACTAAATTGGTGGTAATAAACTGTACCTACTGAAGAACCTGTGATAGTTGGATTCTGAACCCTTACAGTTACAATAGTTTTGTTAACCATTGCAGCCAAAAGGTCTTCATAAGATACTTGAGCAATAGTTGGTGCAGCCTCACAGATAGCATCAAAATCAACGGTCATCTGAGGCTCTGAAGGTGAAGTAAGAACTCCGCAATTGGTTTGCTCAACTGTTGCATCCATTGTTGTGTTTACTGAACCAGTACGAAGACATACAAGGTTCTTGTATGAACTTCCACCTGCTACATCTATTTCGATGTTTTGTAATGAACCTAATACTTGTGGCATTTTATTCTATTTTTGATTTACTAAATTACTTAATGTTATTATCTTTCGTGCAACAAAATTATCTCCGTTCTGTAACGGCAAATAGCTTGATGAAGTTCGTGCCGTTGGATATACTACGAAATCCGAATCACTAAACCCATCCACCGCAGTATCTGGAATTAATATGTTTAATATTTGACTTGATATATTATCTACAATCGAATTATCATATATGCGATATTGTTCGCTAAATATGTCAATTACAACATCCACAAAGTTCCCGAAATATTGATTGTTATTATTTGCAGATTCGGTAATGGATGAAATGACTACATAGTTTTTTGGAGTAGTGCGAAATGGTGTCTGTCCATAAACGGGAACATCTTGCCCATTGTAGGACAAGTTACCATTTAAGGCGTTGACATAAATTACACGTATGTTATTTGATGCGTCTTTCATTTATACATTTTTAGCACCTCAATAACTCTTGTTTTAAATTTAGGCCAGTAAGCCAATATTGATGGGCGCATGAATGGTCTTGCAGGGATATTCACAGGTCTGATTCCCTTCCCTTTAAACTTTGATGCCAAATCTTCCCATTCAGGATACTCTGGTGCTTGATACAATTCACCTGTACCAAACTCATGGTATGCAGCGTATTTTGTTTGTGCAACAAGCTGATAACTCATAAATTGGTCTTTCTTTAGGCTTATTGATGCCCTCAATCTTCCCGTGTCAACTGGTGCAAGATTCTTTGCACTCCTTGCCATATCCTCACCATGTGCAGCTAATTCCATATCAATTTCAACGGCAGCATCATTAACAAGCGTTTTATACTTTTTAAGTATGTTGTTAATTGCCCTATCGTTGACTTCTATGTTAAATCCTTTAGCCATTATATAACTACTTGCCTGTATTGGTGATAGTTAAGTCCTTCCCATGAAGGATACTGCGAAACCGATTGTTTAGGATCAGCATTCATCTTCTTGCCTCTGTTTTCGTACATCCACGAAACCAAAGTCAGTATATCATTCCTCAAATCATTCGGGAGTGTTCCGTAACCTGCTTGGTATGTCACAGTATAGGTGCCTGGGATATACAACCACAATTTACCACCAATAACCTCATAATCATCATTCGCAGTTAAAGCCTCATTGTCATTAATCCCCTCTTTCATCGTCACACTATTAACGCAGACTAAAGGAGAATAAGGTAAATCAATTATCCATACTTTAGGATTATTGCCAGTGCATTCAACATTGGCTTGTATCAGCTTATTCGCAAATGACCTACCCGTTAATTTCTCAAGATGTTGTCTTGCTGCTGAAATAAGGTTGTCAATTAAAGTATCATCTGTGGTGTAGTCAATCCGCATCCAATTCTTTGCATCAGTCCTGCTTACAGGCTCTGCAACGGCATCGGCTTGAATAACTACGCTATTTATGTATACCATTCGTATGCTTTTTCTTTGAACCAAGTGCTAAAGTTGTTGAGTGCTTCTCTCGGATCGTGTTCTCTTGACCTTGCTTTTGCTTTTCTTGATGCTGAACTATAGGCTTTTTCTTCATCAAGTTCAGTAATTCGTCTGACCCATTCCTTAACATCGGTTCTGTTTTTAATGTAAATACCTGCCTTACCGCAGTTTTCCTTTAAACCATCCGCCTCAGTACAAATAACAGGAATACCGCTTGACATTGCCTCTGTTGCCGTTCTGCCCCAACTCTCATAATCCGATGGCATTAAAAGTATTCGAGTCTGCTTGTAAGTCTCAAGTATGTTCGGATTGTTTTTCACATACACCACATTTGGCAGATTTTCGGTTATTTGCTCATCATATGAACCAAGAACACCAAGAAACTGTTTATGTGGCATTGCACGGGCAATATCTGCAAAGACCTTCCCCCCTTTGTTTTCGTTTAAGTTAATTAGTGTAATGTAAGTATTGCGTGAAGTGTCAGTATTAGTATCGTAATAACGATAGTCGCAAGGAGGTGTTAATACAAAATTAGGGAAATTGTAGTTCAATAAGGATTTTAGCCAAAAAGAATTATATATTATGTGCTGCTTATTTTCAGCATCAATAATTTCAGGATACGGATGAGAATTATGTATAAGGTGAAATACTGGTTTCTTGTAAAGTTTAGCGGTGTGAATTGTCCACCTTGTATAATCCAAGTGGGTGAATACAACATCTGACCACCTCATTAATCCTTCAATGACATTTGGGTTAGGTGGGAATACATCAATATCATCAAAAACGTAATTATTGGTTATTTTGTAGTGATTGGCTTGATGTAATAATATCCGAACTTGATGCCCTTCAGATTGTAAGTGCTTTAATATCCCGTGGAGCATATATTCTGCACCGCAATTATGCTCTGGAGGGTATAAGTGGATTGATGCCAGTACGTTCATATTAGTTTATTTGCTGATGCGTCAAATAGGTCGGTATAATCAGCATAGTGATCCCATAATGGTGATTCATGTGGTTTCTGCCACGCAATCATAGGTGAAACGATGTAGCTTTTACCTCTTGGGTGAATATTATCCTTTAGCCAATCATCAAACATCTGTGTAGTGTCTTGGTATGACTCACATAGCATTTTAGCATTATTGAAACATACTGCGTGAGTTGTCCATGCACCAAATGTGCGGAATAGATTATCAGAATGTCTTTGTATTGGTGCAACAAGATTCGCTCCAAGATAGAGCATATCCCAATCATTAGGCATCTGATTTATTGCATCATGCAAGTGCGTAGAATCTTTCAAGTAGACATCATCTTCAAAGAACCATAAAATACCATCACTTTGTGAGGTGATGTTTTGCATTGATATGTTGAATGATGTTTTCGCATCATCATTCTTTATAGCGTAAAATATATCAGCATCAAAACCATGCGAGAGTAAATGGTTGTATGCCCCTTCTGTTCTTGTTGAATCGTGTGTAGTAAGTAGTATAGTATTCATAAAAATAGGGGAAGGCTTTAACACCTCCCCCTTATTAGCAAGAAACAGGATTTAGATTGCTCCGTAAACTGCTGCGCTTGGTTGGAACTGCAACAATTCGCACCTTGCCTCGCATCTGAAAGTGAGTAAGTTAGATTGGAAGTCCGTTCCGTCAAACTCGGTGGATCTTACTGCGAGTCCAGATTGTTGAGCAATGGCAAACTTTGTAGTATCCATTACATAAATCTTAGATGCAGTTACAAGGCTATGAGGAATAACAGGAACACCTGCAATCCTTACATTACCATTTTGGTCGATTACCATACCGCCAGGTACA